GATGATGGTCTTCTGGAGCCAGCCATCAGCATCTGAGACGCTGACTTTGGCACGCGTGCCGACACCATTCTCCAATAGTGTGGCTTCAATGCCAGTGATGTATCCAAGGAAGATCGGCGTGGTTGCGCTATATCGGCTGTCAAAGAACTGCACGCGCGCATTGTCGTAGACGGCGCCAGAGCGCCACCACTGTAGATAAGGGGTTGGCGTCTTGACCTCAATCACATCAAAGGACATTGACCCACCACCGCCGTCGCCAGACATAGTCACGCTTAGGCTGCCAAGATCAACATACGGCGTAGTCGTAGCGCTTGGCGCTGGTAGCGTCAGGAGATCTCCACCGGCTCCTGCGCCTGTGACTCCTGCAATGATCAGCGTGAACGGATTAGCCATTAGTAGCCGCGTCCTTGCGTGCGCAGTCGAGTGATTGAATCACTGACCACTGTGTCAACCTTTCCAGTTCCGATGTAGATGTTGTTGGTGGTCGTACCTGTCGTGGTTCCTGGTGGCTTGGCTCCAGAGAAGAACAAGGTTCTAACGAGCTCTGATTGACCGTCTGTTCCAGTTGGTGCAGTGATTAGCGGCGTGGTTCGATTCTTTAGGTCAAGTTTTTGAGTGGCAGCGATGAGTGCGTTGGCCATCTCTACCTGCTTGACCGATTGGTCAATGGCGAATGCTCCAACAACAATCGGAATCGCGGCGGCGAGTGCAGTTCCCACAATCGCGGTAATGGCACCACCAGCGGCAGCGGCACCACCTGCACCTGCTGCTGCCGTTGCGGCGGCGGTCGCTGTTGATGTTGCCGTAGAGGCTGCCATCATTGCACCAAACTTTGTTACAGCAGCAGCGACGAGTTGACCTGTGAGCGCACTTGCCAATGCCGCAGGGATTGTTGCGGCGATGTTGGCAACAATCAGCGCCGTGAACGGATCAACCCCACCCTTCACAAGGTTGGCAGTAATGGCGCCCTTCAACCCACCGAACGCTGCGCCGATACCGGTGACGAGCAGGGTGATTGAACCGCCTGGTCCGAGCAGGCCGTCAGCCTCTTTGCCGATGCCGCTGATCTTATCGACAAAGCCCTCAACACCCTTTAGCGCTCGCGGCACTAGTCGTTGGAACTCGCTGAAGATTCTTGGCAGGTTTGTCAGAATCTTATTGACCACAGTGTCTGCCCACTTCTGCAACTGTGGCGTGTTCGCCTTGATGACATTGGCGAACTTATCGACATACGGAGCCAGACCCTTGAACAGTTTGGTTACGGCCGGAAGGAATGCGTCTCCGAACTGCTCCTTAAGCTCTGCTGCGCCGATTGCCAGTACCTGGAACGATCCCTCTACGGTGTCGGCATAGGCAGCGGCGCTGCCCTTGGTCTTGGCGAGAATGGCGTTGAGCGCCTGCTGGCCCTTGATTGCCTTGCCCTCAATACCAAGTGTCTTGAGCAACTTACTTCCGTTGCCCTGGTAAGCCTTACCAACTGCAAGCGTCGCGTCTGCAAGAGACATACCGGTAGAGCGCGCCAGGTCCATTGCCACGTTCTGGATCTTTGTCGCGGTTGAGTAGTTCTTCGTAAAGCGTGTGCTCGCCTCAACAGATGCGCGCACCTCATCATCGGTGAAGGCAAGTTTCTGACCAGCAACGATCTGCTTCTCAACAGCGGCAGCGACCGATTCAGTGGCGAGACCACGAGCCTTGAGCGCCGCGTTCAGTTTGGCGGTGGCTGCCTGATCCGCAGCTGCGTCCTTGATTGCAGATGCCGTGAATGCACCAACACCGGCGGCGAGACCAATAGCGCCAATCCCTAGCTTGCGGAAGTCGGAGCCAATGCTCCTTGCAGTATTGCCAAGGGTGCCGAGTGCGGAGTTAACCTTCTTGATGTTTTTAGACGCAGCGTCACGAGCGCTGATCGTCGCGTTAACTTGCACATTAGGCATTGACTACTCCTACCCTGTTCTCAGGTTAGACATATTTGGGGTGATGCCAAAGACTGCGGCATCTTGCCTGAGGCGTTCCAGTCGACCAGAGGTTGCGATTGCCTTGACCTTATCTGCCGCCTCTCGGCGTCGCTTGCCTTCCGCCTGGAGTGGCGTGAGCGGTCCGATGTAGTCCGGCTTATTCCACTGGCGCAGCGCTGGATCGCCTTGCCACTTAGCGGCGGTGCCGTTGGCGTACTCGATCTCAAGACCAAGCACCTTGTTGCGCTTCGCCTCATCGTTGATCAAGAGCACGATGGTCTTCGCCATCGCGTCCTTGGCTGTCTGAATATTAGCCTCTACTGCCTCAATGACGAAGTTGCTGCCACGAGTTCCTGGATGCTCAATAAACTTGCGGTCAGAGAACAGGTTGCTCGCCGTCACCTTAGGGATGGTGTGTGGCTTGGTTCCCTTCACAACGAACCATGCGTACCACGCCTTATTCTTACCAGCGACTGGTCCGACGATGGCGCCTGGTCGAGTGATGCGCGAGCGACGGCCGCGCACGCTCTTCGCCAACCCACCTAGATCATTAGGTGCGTTCTTGCGGACTGCCGGTGCCAGCGAGCGCGCGGCGTTGACGGTGGCGAACTGCTCTAGCTTACGGACGCCCTTCCATCCGAGAGAGTTGAGGAAGACCTTCTGAAGCGCCTCGGCTTCTGCTCGGACGTTTCCTTGCAGTGCGATCTCTACTGCGCCCTTAGCCACTCATTTACTCCTTGGTTGAATCTCGCAATACAAGGCCCAATAGGTCATCAGGTCTTCAACAGTTGCGGTCTTTAGTATCTCCCAAGGTGGCACGCCGTAGGCGGTGCCGAGTGTGTGCGCGATGATCTCAGGGCTGGTCACCACCAGCGACTGACCAATGGCCAGCCGCTTGGCTTCCAGCCTTACGCGTTTGGGAGTGCTGAGATTGCTGTTGCCCACTTCTCCATCGCTGCCGTGATGGCTGCGACTGGAGCGTCAAGGATGTCTTCGGCAGCGTTGCCTTCAATGTCCTTGAAGTTGTGCTTCACAACCAACTTAGCGAAGGCTGCGAACTGGACGGCGGTCTCACCCTGCAGTTCGATCAGGATGCGAGCACTAACGTTGCGTCGCAGCTCAATCGTCCAACCGGCATACGTGCCGTCCAGTTCAATCTTTACGGTGTCCATATTGACCCTCCTACTAGCGCGCTAGGCGCTGTTCTTTACGGTGCTGTTGCCAGCGGTGAATCGATCACCACTTCAAGCGACTTGCCTGAAGTCACATCATACGCCAGGCGGCAGGTCACTTCGTTGACCACGATGCCGTCCTGATCCGCCGAAAGCGGAACGATGTTCTCAATCTCCCATGAGCCGAGAATCCACACACCGTAGTTATCGGTGGTCGTGCCGTACAGGCGGAGGTACTTCTGCGTCGCAATGTCGGTGATTGGGAACGACGTGCCAGCGGCTGCGTTGCTCGCTACCGTGAAGGTAAGCGTTGCATCAAGCACGCCAGTCAGCGCAGCGGTGGCGGCCGTAAGGCTGCCATCAAGCGCCGTGATCATTCCAACACCAGTCGTGATCGACAGATTGAAGTTGAAGATGCTGGCGTAGTCGGTTGCGCCAGTGCCGCTCTTGTCAGGGAAGTTCGTGTCGGTGCTCAACTTCATCAGGCGACCGGACATCATTGGATTGGCAGGAAGCGCCGTAGGGAACGCCAGCGCCGAAGTGGCTGCCGTCGTTGCCGCGAACGTTGCACCAGCTGAGAGGAGACCGTTAGCGTCGGCTGAAAGGGTCACTTCTGTTGGGGCTGCATCCGATACGAGATACTTCTGCACTCCGTCCGTCACAAGGAACGAGTAGAACACGAGCGTATCTACGTCGCCCTGTGTTGGCGACCACGTCCAGGTGTAAGGACCAGCGCCAGTTGTGCTCGCGCCAATCGAATCAAAGATCAGAGGAAGGGTGCGCAGCGAAGCAGGAGCCTCAGCGATTGTGAGGACTGGAGCCTTGCCGGTAATCGTTGGACGCCCTGCCTGAATGGCGGTGCGCTTGCCAACTGAAGTGGCCTCGCCAAGGTCAACCGTGACGCCCAAGTCGAGCGCGCCGATTGTGTCGTTGAAGAGGATCTCGCCAGTGGCGGTGCCGATTGAAGCGGCCGTACCGAATGCCGCCTGCGACGCAGTTGCGATCCGCGTCAGAGCCTTTGCGCCGTAGGTTGCCATCTAAGTTCTCCTTGCTCTACGCGGTGAATGCGACCGTGTCATACACGGTGACTTCCGCAACTGCTTGCACCGTCAGGTAGTCCTGATCGGCGTATGTATCTGTGCCGAGTGTAGTGCCGGTGACAGCGACCTGTACCGCGTTTCCACTAATCGTCACAGCTCCGTCAAAGGCTGTTCGCAGCCAAGAACGCCAAGTGTAAAGGTCGCGGTACTTGTCATCCATCCGTGGGATCGGCAGGATGTAGAGCACGCAGTTGACCGAGAGCACCGTCGTTCGATTGCCATTGCCCACGCTGATCTGGTCTCCACCAGGGAAGAGCACAATCGCAGGAACGACTGGCAGGCCTTCAGGTGGCGTCGCGTAAACCTTCCGCAGCGTGTAGCCGGTTGGAGGGGTGACCGCCGCGAGACGCGTAGCGATTGCGTCAAGGATGGTCAGGTCGGTCATCGCGCCAGACCTTCTCGGCGACGGTATGGCTCAAGGATCAATGCGGCCTCTGGATGCAGCGCGCGGCTCATTCGCAGGATGCCGCCAAGGTCAGCAGATCCGATCACGCCGAATGGCGCGGTGCGGCTGTTCCATACGGCACCAGCCTGGATGATCGCAGCCTGTGTGACGGCGGCTGGCACGGCAGGGAAGCCGAAGACACCCTGCACCTTGACGCCAAGGAAGACGTCCTTAGGGAAGTTCTTAGTCCACGCGTTGGAGCGGCTGATGCCGGTATACGCCCATCCGTCCAGCGCATAGTTCTTTGGCGTGAGCTGGAAGTCTGTGTTCGCAGTCCACGTCGTGGAGTACGTACCGTCGGCGAGATCATCAGTGGTCAGCGTCGTGACGCTCACGAGATCATCGGTCAAGCAGTAATCGTAGTCTTGCGCCGTGTAGTAGCGCGTCTCGGACGCCGTGCCGAATCCTGTCTTGCGGTCGCAGTACAGATCGATCAGCGTGTCGGTTGCGTCCAGTACGTTCTGAAGCGCCGTATTGTCGGTGTCATCGGTAATGCCGACAGCAGCCTTGAACTGAGCCAGTGTTGCGTAGGACATCTAGCGGCCTCCTGACTGCATGACCATGAGTGGTTGTGTTGATGTATTGACGATACCGTAGAGATTGTCCGTCTCGGCAAGCCAGAAAGCGACCACCACTCCCTTGGTCAACTCGAAGCCTTGCGCAACAGTCACGCCACTGGTGCCGACATAGACGGCGTTGCCGCCGCTCGGTGCGTGCAGGTAAACCCACGACGCGCCGACCTTGCCGGTCGCAACCAGCGTTGGGCTGGTAGTAATCGTGACGTTAGCAGTAGACAGGCTCACGCTTCAGGCTCCACGATTTCCGCCACGCTGGCGGTCGTTGTAGGCAGGGTGGCTGTCTTGGTGCTCTTCTTGACTGCGGCGCGCTCTACGACCGTCGTAGGTACCTCTGCGTCGACATCTGCAACAGCCTCGGCCAAGCCAAAGCCAATGAGGCTCTCCGCCTCTGCCTTTGGCAGATCAACGAATGAGCCGGACGGATATTCACCGCGACGCTTGCAAAGTCGGACGAGCATTTGATTCTCCTATCTCGCGGTTCAGGGGAGCCGCCGAAGCGGCTCCCCTTCCCCACTAACTAACCGTCGCTAGACGATTAGGCGTTCTTGAGGAACTTGACGGCTGAAGACTGAGCCAAGCCAGTCGCGCCACGAACCTGAACCTTGTACGAAACAAGGCCAAGGTTCCACGCGAACTCGCGGCTCGCCTCAACAG